ACCAGCCACCACCGAGGTCTGGGCATTAACTTCCGGGGACACCATTTGACCTGCCCCAACCTGATCTGATAGGGGGTTAATTTGTCCGGGTTGAGAAAAAGTGCCGTTCCAATATTGGCGTCCGTTGTACCAGCCACCTTGTTGAAAACCTCCAGCCGGTGCTGTTGGCAGGGGGGCGTTAGAAACCGCTCCGGGTGGTACGGTTGACTGGGTAAATGGTGCTATTGGTAGTTCTGGCATATTATTCGTCAATCTCAAATCGCCCAATGCTTGAGCTACTATTATTAAAGAAATCAGGGACGTCGAATTGTGGTCGCTCAATGAGTTTGCGTTGTTGTCGGTTAGTGATCTTCCTATATTCAGAGATAACAATTCTCTCGGCTCTGGCTATCGCTTCTAGTGACCGGTTTTGTTTAGAAAGCGTATCGAAATTTTGGACTAAGTTAGCGTAGGCATATTGCAAGATAGCTTCGTTTAAGACGTCGGCATAATCGGTGAACATGGTTACATCACCGTCATTTAAGAGTGGAGCTGCTTGGATAATTCCCCATAAAACCAAATTAGCTGTGCCATCGGCTGTAGGCGTGGGGGTAATAAAATACTGTCTCCCAAATTCAGCCCATTTTTTGATAAGCGAGTCTGGCTCTTCGTCGGTGAACTTTAGGAAATCTTCAAAATCAATTTTCTCGTACTTGGCGTCCCCATCTACCGATATCCTAAAGATTGAGCCTGACTGACAGTTGTCCGGGTAGTCATAATATGACTGGTTAGCCAGGGTTGAGGTAACAAACCCCTTTTTAATCTCGCCCCATGGTTTTGCACCAGCGACCATTAAATAGGCGTCATCAATCGAATTATCAATCCTAGTCGGGGTGAAGTAGGTCGACGTCCCAACTGCGAGCAGCATGGGTTGAAGTCTGGTTTTTATATCGCCTTTAGTTCTCATGTTTCTCTTCTTTTTCGAGTTCGTCTATCTGCCTTTGTAATTCGGCATACGCACCCTGTAACTGATTTAGCAGGACTTGGGTTTGATTTAATAGCTTCATGTTTTCATCAAATTGCTTGGTTACTTCCTCTTGTCGTTTGATTAGAGATTGCTTGTCCATAACTTAAATATAGCACCTTTACTGCGGTAATTTGGCTTCCAACTCCCTAATTGCTCCGATAATAACTGGGATTAGTTCGTTGTAATTTATACCTCTTACTCCGTTTTCATCTGACATAACTACTTCTGGTAAGATTGCCTCAACCTCTTGGGCGATTAAACCAATCCTTTTCATGTGGTTGGGCTTATCTTTTTTTTCGTCTTTGAACCGGAAAGCTACTGGTCTTAACTGTTTGATTATTTCCAGGCTATCAGTCCTATTGGTGACGTCTTTTTTAAGAGAGAGGTCTGACCGGTTGAAGAAGTTGTACGCCCAAATATCCGTACACTCGTCAATATTATTGTTTTTCATGTCGATATTGCCGTAAAAGCCAACTTTGTTCGTCCCCTCTGGGTCAAGAGCGAGTTCGCCGCTATTACTGGTGATTTTATTTGCCTGAAACTCGTTTTTGTGAAATGCCCGGTCAATCGAAACAGTAAAATAGTTATCGTTACCAGCATAATTCCTCATAAAAAACTGGTTTGAGGTGGGGAGTGAAGTAACGGCTTGATTGGCGTTGTTTACTTGAAAATCCCAATACGTCCCGCCGGTCGTTCCCTCGAAGAAAAGACCTCTGGTGTTTCTAACAATAACTCCGGCGCTATTCAGCTTGGTGATTTCTGTCCCGCCACTATTTTTAACCACAATCGTCCCTAGATAGTCAGCACTTCCCCCAATTTGTAATGTGCCACCGCTAATTCGGTCAGCCGAAAGACTTCCAGTAGTAATTTGATTGGCTGATATGTTTCCGGCATAGACCCAACTAGATCGAACTGTATCAGCCGTAACTGTCCCGGTGTAGAGTTTTCCCCCGTCGATAAAGGTTGCGTCTCCTCCAGCACTCCAGTTACTCAAATTGGTTGAACCTGAAATAAGAACTTTACCAGCCCCAATTAAAGTCACTCCGCCATTAACGTCAGACGCCGCTCCGCCCACCTGAATATAGCCAGAGGTTACAAAAATGCCGGTATTACTTAATGAGAATTTAGTTACGCCCCCGCTAACTCCGATAATTCCCTGGGGAGAAATCGAAATGCCGCTACCTGAACCATTGGCATAGTTACCAATCGTAATCGCTCCAAGATGGGAAAAAGTGTAACCGCCCATGATTTGTCGACGTTGGGTATCTAGGGTCGTTGATCTCAAGCCGGTGGCAATCGTTGGCAAGATAAAATCTTTAACATCAATTTCTGTCGGGGTATAAGTCTCGGTGGTGTAGGGGTTACTAGCATTATCAATCGTTTGGGTTTTCCCGGGAAATTGATTTTCTGGGATAACTGTTGGGCTAAATATTTTGTCAAAAAGAGATTTTATCGACATATTTTTACTCGAAATTAACGGTGATGTGGGCTACTTCTGGAGAAACATTTACACTCGGGGTTAAAACTATTTTTAAGTTGCAAAGTCGACCATATGAGCCAACCATAAAGATTGGGTCTCTCATAGGATTAACTGCCGCAGCTACATCTCCAACCATGAGGGCTTGCGTCCAACTGCCGGTGTTGTCTAGGTCGTAATACACCTCAATCGAACAACCGGCGGGAATTGTGCCTGTTTCTAACTCGATTGAGTGCCAGGTTGCTTCTTGGGGAGAGACTAAATCCAGGGAATAATATTCGGCAACCGCCTTAGTAGCGGTGTCTAGTTTTCTAACCGCATGAGTCGCTCCCTTTTGGTAGGAAATAAATGGCTGCTGTCCGACTTTGCAGATTGCCCCAATTTCATCAGCGTCGATATAGGCTTCTAAGTTTAGGACGTGGCTCTCGTTTTTCTTGATTCTGCCGTATGACCATAAACCGCTCCAAGAACCGCCAAATAAGCCAAAAAGGGCTAACCCTCCTTTTTCTACTCCACCGCCGGGATTGGAATAGCCGTCTAAGATGGCAACCGGGATGGTGTTAGTCATGTCAGAGTAGTACAGCCCGTTCGTGCCAGCAGACATGAGCATTAGTTCAGATTTAACGATCGTATTGATCGTTGCCTCGGGGATTTTATTCTTGTTAATCCAAGAAAGAGCTTCTACTTCCCAAGTAAATAAATGGGATTCTTGTACCCCATCACCGCCTCCGGTTAAAACAGACCGACCATATTCGGTGATAGCTTTTGATATACTTCCCGGTCTTAGTGTAACCGCACTTGGAGTGTATGACCCGTCGTAACCAATCATGGCTAACTCATATTTATTACAAATCATTAACGCTCCGTCGGCGTTTGCCATAGAGTGCCAAGTAGCCGAAGTGAGGTTTGTCTTGGGATACGTTTGACCCAAAACCGTTGTATCTGTATCTGACCAGTTAGCTGCTCCGGGCAAGAGCTTACAATGCAGTTTAGTGGCGGTTGTCCACCAGATGTAAGAGCTGCCATTGATAAGAGGAAATTCTAAAGCTCCAGTTATGCGTCCATCGGGGTCGGTTCTGACAACTGACCAAACTGCTCCCGAGGTTCGTTTGTAAATCTTGCCGGTGTCACCAAAACCATAAGTATTGCCATCACTACCATTGACAAAAAATAAGATTAGGTCGGTTACAATCGAGTTGGCGTTACCATCAGCCACAAGAGCCTGGTTACAAGTAAGGACGTCACTCAAGCCGTGAATATCCAAGTTCTTGCTGGCTTTATACGAGCCGTAAATGCCCCGGTCATCGTAATCTGATTTACCGCCCCTAAAACTCTTGATTTCAAATTTCATAAGTATCCTTAATTTTTAATATATCAGATAACATATTTGAGGGTCTTGGCTATGCCATGACGCTCTTCTGTCCGGTAGAGATAGGTGTAAGTGTTGCCGACTGTGGCGTAACCGCTCGTGTAGGTCTGATTTTGCTTGTGGTAGAGTTCCACGTTCTCAAAGTTCGTAATAATCCGGTAATCAAGCCGTAACCCTCGAGCCAAATGAGTGCTTTTAAGGTTGTACTTGAGAGATTTATTGATGGTCTGTTGTGTAACAACTGCGTATCGAAGAGATTTACTCTGACTAAAGGTCGTCTTGATGGTGTATTTAAGCGATTTGGTCTTGGCTACTTGATCGACGATGGTGTATTTAAGGCTCTTGGTTATGCCAGCGATAATCGTCTTGATCGAATATTGCAAGGATTTCGTAATCTCCAGAGCTGTGTTGATGGTGTACTTGAGTGATTTAGTGATGGCTACCGGGGCAACAACCTCGTAAGTCAAGGTTTTGTTAATCGCTTGAGGTCTAACTACATCATAAGTCAGCGACTTGTTGACGATATTGGCGGCGTTCAAGATACAGTATTGTGAGTAGATATCGATTGAGGACGGATAGGTGGGGACGGTGTACTGTAAGGACTTGGTAATCTCGGTGGCGAAGATTGACGTCCGGTATTGCAGCGTTTTGGTAATCGGGGTTACAACATTGATATAGTAAGCGAGGCTCTTGGTTAATTCGGTGATTAAAATTATGCTGTACGTCAGGGGTAAGTGGCGTATCCACAAATCACCCTCTAAAATTATCTTGTCGCCGTTTTCTTGGAGGAGGAAGTCGCCG